CAGCACGCTTGCCGGCCGCTTGGAAAGCATCGTTCTCGGCGAGCTTCTTTTCCGCCTCTGAGACACCCGCGAGCTTGACCTTATACTCTTCCGTGGCCGTGCCGGCGACCGCGAGCCCTTGTGCGATCGTCTTCGAGGAAACAGCGACATCCCTGAAAGCTGCTTGGAAATTATCGACGGGACCTATGATCCCCTCGATTTGTGTCCTCGATTCTGCCACCTGAGCCGTCAGGAGCGCTTCTTTCTCTGCGGCGGCGCTCGCGGCCCTGCCAGCGGCCTCAAGGCTCTGAGAGAGCCGCTTTGTCGGTTTATCTGCTGCGTCGGCCTGCGTCTTGAGTGCTTCGTACTTGTCGGCCGCTTCCTTCGCCTTTTGCTGCGCCTTCTCCAGAGCGGCAACTTGGCTGTTCAGGGACGTTAGAAGCGAGCGCGCCGTGCCAAGTTCATCTTGCGCGGCTTTGAGATCCTTGACCGTCTTAGCCAGGGCTTCGATCGAGCCTTCGCCCCGTTCAGCGGCTTTGACCTGTTCGGCGAGGGTCTTGCTAAGATCCGCGACACCTTTTTTGAGATCCTGAATAGGCCGAGTCGCGCTTTGCGTCTCGGCCCGAAAGATCATCTCAATGTCACGTTTCGTAAGCGCGTCAGCCATCGCCGTTCAACCTCTTCAATAAGCGTTCCAAATCGCGATGGGCTTTCTTCTCGCTACTGTGGACCGCAGCATGCACCGCGTGCTGAACGGAGGCATCTGAAGCCGTTCTAGCATTTACTCGCCTACGTACAATATCAGCTTCACTTATCACCTTTCCCCACGGATACTTGTTGGCGAAAACATGACCTTCACTAATCAGGAAGCTAACGTCCTCTCTGAGCCTCCAGTAAATACGTGAGACAGGCGGAGCTTCATTGATTCTAGCGACCCTTCGGCTTGCCCGTCCTCCAGCGCTCCTGTCAGCGCTACTCCGAGGATCGCTAAAAGGTTTCCCAGGCCACCCGCGTCTTGGATAGTCAGCCTGGCGATCTCCGCCATAGCTGTCATCTGCAACCCGAGATGAAGCTTCTTCTCCCGAAGTGCGGGATTGTCCGCTGCGATGGAAATAACTTCCGTCACGATCGTAGGAAACCGCTGGATCACAAGCAGCGTGAATTTTTGTAGAGAAACCTCGTTGAAGATCTTGACGTTCTTCTCGGCGTACAGAGCTGCCGCTTCCGTGATCACTTCAAGGTGATTGGCCAGGAGAACGCTGAAGTCATCGATATTCAGGCCACGGACGGAACCCATGATGGGTTGGCCCTTCTTGTCCTTGCCTATGACTAGCTCGCTTGTTGGTGTTTGGTAGCCGTCCCATGACATTATTTTCTTCCCTCGCTAAAGAAAAGGGCGACATCGGATTGATGCCGCCCCTTCCTATGCCTGAACTAGCGAGGAATATCAACCAGGGCGGCTTGTGATGTATTGGCGCTCTGTGACCGAATCCCGTTTCAGGATCTCGAAGTTGAAGGTCATTGCCTGCCAATCGTCGCCCTTGAGGGGAAGATCGCCATCCGGGGTGAGCCGGATATACGGCCAGAAGTAGTCCTTATTCTCGCCTGCCGCGTTGTCCGCGATGAACTGAAGCTCGCCATAAATCGGCTCGCCCTTGGCGATCACGACGTTCTCGGTCTGCGAGCGAACGCCATAGGTCACGTCGATCGAGCCCGTATCGAGAATGTCGGAAGCGTCACTGTTGAGATAGATGCGGCCGGTCGCTTCCTCGACGACGTAGCTGTCAGGATCAACACCTGTGATATCCACCGAGCCGACATTGCGAACGCCCTGCGGAGTGTCCTCAGTAACGCCAAGCTGAAGCCAGGTTCCGAGCTGAACGTTATCGAAGGTCTCGGTGACATCCGTACCGCCCGCGAGCGTTGCACCCGACACCGCGATGTTGGTCCCGCTCTTGGCGAGCGTGATCGCGTTGCCATCCGTACCGGGTTCAACTGCATGGAGGGTGACGACTGCGCCCGATGACGTAGCGGTAACGCCGAGTGAAGCCGAGAGCGCGTTGACAAAGTCCTTCAGTGCGGTTGCCTGCGCTGCAATCGTAGCGGCGATCAAGACCTGCATGCCGACCGGATTGGCCGTCTTGAAAGTGATCGCGTTGCCATTGATGGTTACGGAATCGCCATCGGCGGGAACTGCGGTCGAGAACGTAACGGTCGCACTGGCTAGGGTCGAGCCGGCCTCGATGCGACTGACTTTCTGCCCGCGAAACCAGAGTGCCAGATTTTCCAGCGAAATATTATCGCACTGGAAGCTGCCACTGGAATCGTTCTGAAGTGAAACCGAAGCATCCTTAATCCGGATGCCGCCTTCGCTCGAATAGTGATCGAGCGTCTGTTCCGACTGCGAAGTAGAAAGAGCCGGCGTGTTACCGAAGTAAAGCTGGCCACGTGCCTTCTTGGTGCCTTTCGGGAACTGCCCAAAGAAGAGCCGGCCACGGCCGACGACATAATTCATTTCTTCAACATCAGCCATTGGATATCTCCCTAGTCAACTCAACCCCACGGATCGGCGACATTTGTCTTCATCCGAATGATCAGAGGAAGATAGAACATCGCGAGCCGGGAAGACCCGTTCTCGGGCGGTCTTACCACGCCTTGCCCGATTGTCATAGACATAATATCGCCGCCCAATCTATAAAGAGGATCTTTACGAAGAGCGCCGTTTGTCGGCAATATTACAATCTCTGCAAGTCTAGCTTCGACCGCTGCCTTTAATGCGTACGCCGGATCGCTTGGATTGTCTTTGTCGTCGACCGGAAAACCCTGCAAAAGCAAGGTCCATATCTCATCTCGAATCGTTCCTTCCTCATCAGCCGGCGACCCGACGATCGGGCGTGGCGCTTCAAGGATGGAGATCACCGTCTCATTGTCCGCCGCGAACTTCGCGGTGATCACGGTCAAGCCACGGATGACTCTTAAATCCGAATATCCGGAAGTTCCTTCCAGATGGGCCGTCAACTTCTTCAGGACGCGAAGTTGCTTCGAATCAGCCATTGCTCAATCTCGCGAACTGACGGAAGAACTCAGTCGCAACATCGCTCACGACTTCCGGCGTATCCTTATCGATCACAGAGTTATTCAAGATCTGATCGATGCTCGGTCCATAGAGAAGCACGACATTCTTATCGAGATGGACCATCTGCGACGTGTCTTTTTTGTTAAGCGTTTGGCCAGGGGCAAGACGGATCGCGAGACCAACGTTGTAGTTGTCCGCGATCGACGCCGTACCGGCCTTCAGCTTCACGAGGAAGGCACTCGGCATGCGCGTCGTAGAGCCTTCCTTTTTGACCTTGACCGAGACACCGCCCTTAGCCCCGATTACCCCGCTTGTAGCGAAGCGTGCTAAACTTGTCGGGCGTTGCCGGCCGACAAGGGATGCAGTCAAGTTCGAAGGTGTGGCACGTTTATCCATGCCGAACCGCTGATCATTAACATAACCTGTCGGGAAATTGACTTGCTCGTTGATAGATCCACGATAGCGAGCAAGACCGGAACCGCTCAACACATCATTCATTGCCAAGGCCACGGCTTGCCGTGTAACAGCCGGCGCGGCCTCAAGAAAGGATTCCAACTCAAGTTGACCGGAGATGTCGACGCTGAACGTCATGCGCTTCTCGTGACCGTCCAATAAACATTGAAAGGACCATCCCCGTCCACGGGTTGATCCAACACAAGAGTTATGGCGAACTTCTCGATGATGACGACACCGCCTGTGATCAAGTCGATGTCGAGTGCGTCAAGTTCCTCTTGACTGAAGACAAGCTTCTCGACGTTTTCCATGATCGAGAGCCCATCGGTGTCACCCTGAAGTAACTTCGCCTTCGTATGGAACCGAACCGTGAGCGGAACTGGCGCTGTGTAATTATCCTGATACGTGCACGACTCCGCCAAGCGACTATGAATCGCTTGGCGGGCTTCGAGCTTAATATCAGCAATCGACATTAAAGATCGTCGTCTTCGTCCGTCTTGTCGTCGTCAGACGGCGATTTGTTGGCCTTCCGCTTCGACTTGGCATTCGCTGCCGTGTCGTCGGTCTTGCCATCCTCATCGCTGGGAGCTGCGCCGCCGTCCTCATCGCCATCGTCGGGTTCCAACGTCTCGTTCACAGGAGCGCGGAACGCAGATGCCATCACCCGCTTCGTGTTCTCGACTTCCTCCGGTGTGAACTCGAAGGGTTTGCCGGGTTCCACCGTCTTGCGCTTACCATCACGAATGACGATCACGCTGACAGTGGGAACCAGAACCAACATCTTACTCTTTGCCATCTTCAAAACTCCCTAGAAGTTACTTCGGATCACAGACCGTCTGTGGTGACAATCCGGAACGAGTTGTCGATATTGCTCGGCACCATGAGCGGAGCGCTCTGCGACATGGTGTAAGTGAGCGACGGATCTTCTTGATCCCACATCTTCGGGAAGATGGGTAGAGCCTGAAGGCCGGCCCGCTTGTCACGGATGGCACCGAAGCAGCGCACGCCACGGATGCCAGGGCCGGTTCCGACCACGTCATAGGTCGACATGAGGTTGACCGGCTGATTGTTCTCGTCGTCGTACTGCTCATTGTAGGTGTAGACTTCGAGGCGACCTTGACCGTTGGCTCCCTGAAGCACGCCGCGATATTCATACGGCGTATCCGTGGAACCGAAGGCAGAGAGCTGCGAGTCCGACGTACGCGCGACGTTGCCGATCTCCTGGCCCTTGAGCAAGTCCTGCACTTTCTGATCGGCATAGAAGCGATCGAACGCCTCCAGACCCATCGTCAGGCGCGTAATGGTCGAGCCCGACTTCTGGAAAGACAGAGTGCGGAGATCCGCAATGTCCTTCAGAGGATCGGCGTCAGCCTCGCCCCAACGAGCCGTGGAAGTCAGGATGCGGGTCAAGCCGGCATCACGGCGGAAGTCGACAACCTGCGTCGGATAGTCCTCGCCGCTGACAGTCGTCTTGCCGTAGATGATCGACATCGCCGCCATCCAGTTCCAGAGACGCTGGATCATGACGCGCTCTTCCGCCATGTTATCGACGACGGCAGCGTTCCATTTCGCGGCTGGCGAAATCTCGCCACCGAAGCCTTCACCTGGAACGCGGTTGAAAGTGCGGTTCGGATCGACGACATGCTTGGGCTTGCTGTACGCGGGCCGGAAAGCCTGCGTCTCGAAACCCTGCGACCGAACCACGCGACCTTGCACAACCGGCGACACGAACGGAGCGATCCGACGATAAGTACGAATCTTATCGAACATGATCTCTTCCGTGGTGAACGTCATCACGCCCCCGGTGTAATAGTTATCGAGCCAATAAGATGACTCGATGGGAACAATCCTGACGACGTTCAGGAGTGTCGCCGTGCTGTAAAGATCGAACATTCTGGTAGTCTCCCTATCTATCCTTAGCGCATTCGGTCCTTACGCGTCGGCGACAAATCCCTCAATAAAGCTTCTGAATGTTGATCGGCGTCCGATTGAACAACGCCTTCAACTCTGCGTAGGTCGTACCCTCCGGCACATCCAAGGCATCATAGTTGAAATGCCCCGAGATGAAATACGGAGTGTCCACATCCGCATTGTAGCCTGCCGACGTGGTATCGAGCGCATGCGGCAAGATACCGATCGGAAGCGCGGGTCCGCCAGGGCGAGCATCGGAATCCGTGCCTCCCGAGAGCGTAGCACCCGAGACCGCACCGTTGGCGCTCGTCGCGAAGGTCTTGGCCAGGGTGACGGCGTTGCCTGCGGTTCCCGGAGACCGCACAGTCACGACGCCGCTGCTCGCGCTGGCAATGACTTCATCGACGCCGAACTCTTCGCGATGTGCGTTGATGAAGTTCGAGAGAGCGGTCGCAGTCGCGGCGATCGTAGCACCGATCGTAACCTCAAAGAGATCCGGATCGGCCGCAGCGCGGAAAGTGATATCGTGGCCGTTGACCGTGAACTTGTCGCCTGCGACCGGGACCGCGTTGGCGATCGTGAGCGTGCCGCTCGCATAATCGTCATAGCTGTCGCTGAGAAGCGGGTTCCAAGGAACGAGCTTGCCGCCGACTTCAGCGACAATCGCGAACAGATAGGTCTCGTTTCGTTCGTTGACCTGTCCGAAGGTGTAGCCAGCCGCCGCAACACCCTGCGTGCTCTGACCGTTTGGTTCTCCAGCCCAAAGCTGAATCGGCACGAATGTACCAACGACATCGTAACCGCCTGCAAGCTGCCGATCGCCCATAATTCAATCTCCCTATCTGGCGGGAGCAACCGGCCCCCGCGACAAAATTGTTAGGCCGCTTTGGACTTCTTGAAGTCGACTCCCGTCGTACT